CCGAGAGCAAGTCCCTCGCGCTCGAAAACGCGCTTGACGTTCTCCGGATGCGTCGCGTCGATGATACCGGTGCGAGGGTTGGAGAGGAAGCCACGCACGCTTAGCACTCCGCCGAGGACCTTAGAGAGCGTGTCTGCTAACGTCTTGTTCGACTCTCGTAATCTCTTGAAGCCCGCGATTGCGTCGGCTTCGTCTTTCCGATAGGTTCCCTCGAGTTCAACCAAGCGGTCATCAATCTGATCGTCGGCCACGACGTGAGCACACGCACGGAACATGGTACGGCCTTCCTCGACAGTAAGGCCAAGTTGGCGAAGTGCGCCGGCAAGGGCGAGCCCGAACGGGTGTCTTGAACCGGCCTCGGGATAGAACCGCACGATGACCGCAGCGGCCGCGAGAAGCGAGACTGCGCGAAGGATCGTAGCAGCGGGCAGGTCAGCGATTTCTCCGAACTCGGCCCACTCAACTTCTTCCTCAACTTCCTCGCTACCTTGCTTGGGTCCGCGAATCGATGGCGGAAACATAGTCTCGAGAGCAAGCCCGGTTCTCATTTCTACGATCATCTCATCGCTGCTCGCTACCTTGAACGTGAGATAGTCGGTGAACTCCGGGCAACGATACAACCAATGGGATTTTGGTTTGGATGTGCGGCCGAAGACACATCCTGTTGCTGGCAGGAATGCGGGCGCCAATGCAACGGCCTCGAGTGCGTCAACGTCGATGTCTATGAACGCGGCCGGTTGTACGCCGACGTTGTCCTCGGGTCCGAAGTCCTCAAGTGTGCAAGCGGATCTACGCTTGTCATCCTTGGGTCCGTTCCACTCTTCGGAGTATGGGTTCTTTTTCTTTGGTGTTAGCGGAACGACGGGCCAACCCCGCTCAATATAGGCGGAGATGAGAGCGCTCCGCTTCTCGCGGTCGATGTTCAAGGTCGCTCCCCTTAGTCTCGCTGGACCGTGATGATTGCGCCGTCGAAGAATCCGATGACATCTCCACGGACGAGATCGAGGATATCACCGTCGCTTAAGTCCTCGAAATCTCCCCACGTATCGCGGTCAAGGAAGGCCTCTACGATGACACGTATTTGAGGTTTCTCGGGCTTCTCGGGCTTCTCGTCTTTGAAGTACTCGCAACAACAACCAACGATGTCGTTTTCCGATAGCAGACGAATCGAACACTCACCGAGCGGGCCTCCGTGAATCAAGCGAAGGTGACCGCACTGACAGCGATCCTCCCCCGTTAACTTGTCCATGTTAGTTATCTTGTCCATGTTAGTTATCATGTCCATGTTGGAACCTCGATTTTCTTGCCGGCGCGTTCTAGGAGTTCGCGCCCGCGTCCTTCGCCGTACCACTCGAGCGCAACGATGCGTCGAATGGGCGTATTGCAAATTGCCTTTGCACACGAAAAGCAGGGAGTCACGCTCACGTAGATGGTATCGGCAATCGTGAGGTTCGGGCACTGAAGCAACGCGTTGATTTCCGCGTGTACCGCCTCGCATCGTTCGAAGTCGCCAACACCATCAAGCGTGCCCGGACACGCGTACTCAGTGCAATGGCGAAGCCCGGAAGGCACTCCATTATATCCGGTAGACAAGACGCGCCCGCGAGCGTCGATGATAATCGCGCCTACGCTTCGCCGTGCGCATGTCGACCGCGCCGCAAGCAGCGGGAGGATCTTCCCATAATATTGGTCGTGAGTCGCCCTCATAGCACGTCCTCAATAACTTCGATCTTGATCGGTTGAAGCGGATTTGTTGTAGGTCAACATCGTGATTCGAATCCTCCCTTTAGTTCTCATACCATTCGAGGTGAAGGGGCCCGAGGCACGCATCACGACACGCGTTCTCGTATTGCCACACGATATGCCACGGATGTGTGTGACCGAAGAGGTCGACGGTCGCGATGAATAGCCCCGGTTTTGTGTTCATATGAATCGCGACATCCCAAACACGAAAAGCCCAGAGAGCCTTGAGTAACTTCATTTATCCTACCGATCCTGTCTTCGTAGCGTCTGAAAGCGGAACACATGCAGAGTTCCTCGCTGTTAACGTAACGACAACCGAGGGCTGATGAACCGAGAGTTGATGTCCGCAGCCCGCGCACAAGGTGGAGGCAGAACTAACCAACGATTGATATCTGAGTTCGGAAAATATCTTGCCACATGTTGTGCAAGAGTGAAAGAGGAGATCCCTGACCCCGTTATTGAAAGGGACCTCCTCCCCTACCCCTGAGTCTTTCAGCCGGGGCAGGCTGGCGTCATTTAGGATGGCCTCACAAAAGAATTTGCGTAGGCCTTCCCAGTGCTCGTCGGTAAGCATGACCTTACCGAGGGTATACGAGACTTCTCCCTCGGGTGTCAACTGTTGAACTTCGATACGAATCATGTTTGTACCGCGATTGTCCTCAAGGTGTCCGCCTCTCTCGCCACTCGAAATTCTTGCGAAGGCCGAGTGCACCTCTCGCCGTCGTTCGAAGCGTGTAGACGAGGACGCGTTGCATCCTCGAAAGAGGCTCGGGGATCCTGTCCGCTCGCTTAGCCGGTTTCTTTGCCTTCTTGACTTCTGTCGCCATTGCCTTATTTTTTTCCTTTGTCGACGAGGGCGAACGCGCGCCGCACCGCATCGGCTTGCACTCGCGCGTCTTCGAGTGGATCGTGTTTGAGTGGGTTCGGGTTTCGTTGAACCTTGAGGAAACTGCAAATTGTTCTTGCGCAATTGAGATTCTTTCGTTTCCACGGCGCCTGCATTTCGAATTGCGCATAGGCGTGGTCGAGGAGGGCGAGGTCGTATTGCGCGGGCCAACTCCACCAATGCGTAACCTTGAGTTTTACCGCCCAGTTGTAGAGCTCGGTTAGCGCAGGCCGAAGCCCGAGACGTTCTGCTCCCTTCCCGAACGTCGCCTCTTGCGCCTCCTTCGACTGTCGCAACCACCAAAGGATTGTCGCACCGTCGAAGCGACGCGTCGGTTGATTCGCGATGTTGATCAACAACTTCAGTTCGGGCCGAAGGAATAGATCAATACACGGATAAGGCCGACGTTGCCACGCCGTCGCGCCGAGTGATGCGATGCTCGCGTCAATAGAGGTAGCGAGTGTCTCGAGGTCCACCATCGCGTGAACGTCTTGTCCGTCGAGGTCCACCATCGCGTGAACGTCTTGTCCGTCGAGGTCCACCATCGCGTGAACGTCTTGTCCGATAACTTCGGTGTTCATGCTAGAAATTCCTTCGCTTCTTCAATAATGTCCCGGAGATGTGTGCGTGCAACTTCGAGACGGTCGTCTTGCCGGAGGAGGTTGTCGATCAACACATCCTCATGGTCGTCGCCGTCCCCGCTGTCGTTCCACTCGACCGCGCGTAGCACCTCGACTAATTTCAGGAGATGCGCGCGGAGGGCACGTCGTCGTAGCGTGTTACCGCGAATGTCGGGAATCACGCCCTCGAGTTTGGCGTAGAAATAATCCATCGAACCGCCGCTCATGCTTGCCCTCCTACGAATTGAACCCGACGATAAACTTTGTTGTAACCGTCGAAAGAAACCGGTTCGCCATGTTTGTTGTAGTTGATTCTCTTCTCGCAATTCTCGTGTCGCATCGTAGCGACGTTAAACGGCTTCGTGCTATTGCTGATGATGTAACGAATGTGATTGACTTTGACAGGCTTGCCGCAATTGCAACAAGCTTGCGGGAACCTTCCGCTACCAAAAGGCCCGAGCCAAACGTAGGTATCTTCCACGCTCTTTTGACTTACCATTTCTGTCATTGTGTTTTACTCCTATTCTGCCGGCAGCGATTTCCCCCACGATGTCCACCCGTCGCGTCGCTGCGTCGCAAAGAGTTCGAGGTAAGGGCCCGGAACGAGACGTTCGATCTTATCGTACAGAGAATCGGGTTTCTTCGAGTGCTCGCGGCGAGGAGCGAAGACGACGTTGCGCTCGTTGCGCGCTTGCACAAAATCCGAGTATTTCCCGCGCGTCGCGATGATGAGCTGTTCGGTCACCCCTCGCGTGATCCGGCCCATACCCAACGAAAACGCCGTAGTCTCGAGATCCGCGATTTCTTCATCGGTTACCTCAGGATGTTCGATGATTTCTTCCGTATAGTTGTCCCACCCGACTTTGCACTTGATCCACGTAATGAGTTGCTTCGGCTCGAAGCCCCACGCACGCGCTACTCGAACGCCGGAGCCGTCAAGGAGCATTGGGTTTGTGACCCAAAGAAAGAGGAAGGCCGGATCGTTCGCTTCGAACTCAGCGATTCTGCTGTCAGGAATGAATGAAGCAAGAGCGCAGATCTCATCGACCGTCATCGTTTCGTAGTAGGCGTCTGCGCCGCGCACTGGCTTGTGATATCCGCCGTAAACGCGCGACTCCATCGAAAGTTTGTCGTTGTATTTCCACGGGGGATCGGCGAGTATCGTTCTATACTTCATGTTTTACCTTATGTTTTGGTCCCTCACCACGACATCTATACACATCTTCGTTTGTAGCGCCGGTCTTAAGAATCGTCTTGAATATCGTCGTCAACATCGGACGAGTACTCCTAGCGCGATCCCAACGGCGAGCCCGATGATAAATCCTCCGAACGCGCTAACGATAGCGATAGTCCAGATGACGTAACCGAAGATCTTCATCGTAAGTCTTTTTTGCTCGACAATGGCTTTGGCCGCGTCCTCGCGAGCCGCGTCAAAAGGATTTACGTAGCTCATACTTTTGTCTTTCTGTTTAATGCCAACCCACACACTAGAACCTCCGCGAATTCCGGATTCCATGTTCTGACTTGATCAATCACTTCCTTGATACGTGTCGGCGTCATCGACTTAGTAGCGCGTTCCTCCGCGCGGGATTTGCCGCGAGCATACCGACTGCTCTTGGACGGTCGCCCGCCCATGCCCGCACGGGAACCTTCCGGTACTATTCGCATAGTCTTCGGATCGCCTTTCGTGTCGCCTTGTTGCGCAGATAAATCAGTCCGCACTTCGTACACCACTCCCATTTGCCGCAGATTTTCTTTGCTGCGATCCTGTGATTCTTGTCCGTCGCCATCGTTAATCTCGCGGGAACGAAAAAGGGTGGTCTTCGACGTTCGAGGTAAGAACCTCCATACCGTCGAGGTCGCGCTCGCGCCGTGCGATGGAAGCGAAATGTCTTCGACGCTGTTCCTCGCGTTCGAGTGGCGCAGTAATTGCTTGCCTGAGTAGGCGTATCTCGACGAGGAGTTCGTCAAACTTATGCTCGAGTCTACCGAAGTCCATTCTACTAAACATTAGTTCACGTTCCCGTAAAGTTTGTTAAGGTAACTGATGACCCAACCGTGGACGGTCCCTCGATGAGAACCGTTCGCGTGAAGGTACGCGAATCCCGCCATCAGTAATCCGAGACCTTCGTGAATCGCCTCTTCGCGCGAGGTCGTGTGGATTGCGGCAATTTGTCGACGCGCGTTGTTCCCAACGGCCTTCGCATCGATCTTGATTTCCCACTCCTCGTCTTGTATCATCGTCCTTTTAGTCAAGACAAAGGGCGTTATTCAAGGCTTCCCGGATAAGCGCCCAGATGTTCTTCTGAAGGCGTTTGAAGTCGACAACCCTAGAAGCCCTTGTCCAGCGCCGACGAGGGCCCACAAGGGCAAAAGAAGCCCGATAATGGCCTATTTCGTCGGTTCCTGTCCCGTCGTTCGCGATGGTAGCGATGCCGATTTCGCGCTTTGCCGCCTCGATTCCGTGAGGCCAAATTTCAACTCGGATGACAATCACGATTTCTCCACGTTAAAAGTGCACGTACCTGTGACCGCCGGTAAGTGCGTTACGCTAAGCCGTTATTATAGTCACTGCGTAATCAGTTCCTTAGTACTCGGTCGAGACGTCCCCACCGCTCTCGGTCGACTCGCGCTCGACGATGAGTTGTTTGTCGCGGATGGAATCGTAGATCGATTCCGCCCACGCAGCGGATTCCTCGTCCACCCATCCCGCGTTCTTCACGCGATAGACGGCATACGATCCTTTGTCGTTCTTGACCGTTGTCGTCGTCATCTCGTATAGCCCGGTGAAGGACGGCGTTCCACGCACCATCATTAGGCCGTTCAAAGTCCGGGCGACCTTGAGCGCGGTTCCCTTGAGGGACAAGGCGATGAGTTCACGCGACGGGAGAAGGGCCAACACGAAGTCGTAGAACAACGTGGCGACTGGCTTCTCTCCATCGGGACCGAAGGAAAGTCTCGGATCGTTGGCCGGGACGTTGAAATCCTTCACGCCTCCGCCGTCATCGAGCGGGAAGAACTCGACACCACGAGGTTTGTCGGCACGTACCACCGTAAAGAGAACGGGGCCCGTACCGTAGTTCTGACTCGTGAGATCGTTGAAGAGTTCTCCGAACTTGAGTCCTTCGATGAACTTCGCGTCGGACTCTTCGATTTGCGGAGACATCTTTTGCGCGAGGGACAACCTCGGCATCTTGAGGTCGTCTTTCGTGATGTGCTCGGTCCCTCGCTTATCGCCGGCGAACTTGTCGAGGTAAGCCGGTCGCGCCACGATGGCCGACGATTGCGGAACTACGAATGCTTCGTCTTTCTTGCTCATTGTTTTGTAGCGTCCTGTTTTGTTTCGGGCGTGTTGACAATGCCGGCGTCGCCCGTTAACGAAGGCATTTCTCTGATTGAAGCGAGAACCTTTCGCGCTTCCCTGAGAGATTGATTAATGGTTTCGCGGCAAGTACTACAATCACACTCTCGCCCGCCTAACGCCTCGATTAGATTGTTGAGGGCGAAGGAAAGACGTTCGATATTACTGACCGCAGTCCGGAACCCGAGTTGAACGACCTCGAGATGCAAGAGATCGACTTGCATTTCCAGTTTTCCTATCACATGCACACCGCGAGGCACGTGCAACAAGGTTTTGAGCACCAGGTAGAACAGCCCCCGCCTTCGTCACACTTGATTTCTCCTTCGTCCTCATGGTTGACGTGACCGCAATGGGTTCCCGCGCATTCGACTCCGTGCGCGGTCTCGGGGACTCCCTTCGGGCGCGAGGACGGGCCACCTTTCGGATAGCAGAACGTTTTGCAATTCACGGGATCGGTAACATGCGGTGGCGCTTCCTCGCCTTCCTGCGCTGCGTAGATTTTGTCCTCGACTGCTTGGAAGGCGAACCCGAGCAGGACGATGAAACAACAGACGAGGAAGAATAGGAAAGCGTAAGCCTTGACTTGGTTCATACTAACCTCCTTGACACTCGTGAGATCGCGTTCAACATCGTCGGGCATCCGTTCCCGAGGTTGAGATAGGCGAGCGCGCGTCGCTCGATCTCTAGAAGTTTACGGCGAGCGCGTTTCGTTCGAATCATCCGCCCGCTTACTCGTTTCTCTTCACCTCTCATGTCGTGAACTCGTGAATCGTTACCGGATCGTTTGGATCGCGGATGAGGGCGTACTCTTCGGGTGAACGTCGTTCCTTGACCGTGCGCATGCATCCTGGCCCGCTAGCTTCGAATAGTTGGCAAGTCAAAGGACGGTCCGTGTAGATTCCACAACGTCCCGCGTCGGTCAACTTCGTGCATCGTGCCTCGAGTTCAACACATTTCCCATCGAGGGCGAAGCGACCGTGCAACGCGAACCACTTGTTCGCATCCGCCGTCAAGACGTCCGGAACCGTCGTCTTCTGCTCGAAGACAGGGTAAGGGAGTAGGATCGACTCGCAACAAGCCCCGCGGCAAACTTCGCACTTCATATTGAGAACCACTTGAAAAAGATCCACGTTCCGAGACCGTAGCCGAGGACGAGACCCAAGAAATAAATGCCGGGTTCGAACGCTTCGTTCATACGTACTCCGACTTGTCGATGACGAATGACGATCCCGGATATTCGACGCGCTGCATTTCTTCTACGCGACCTACATGGCAGAAGTCCGCGCACAGTTCGGAGTAATCGCGCCGCTCGAGCGATTTGATAACCTCGATTCGTCGACTGCATTCCGGACATTCGTAAACGTAAAGAGGCATGTTACCACCTTATGCGATTTGCCACACGGAGCCCGTGTTAGACAGTATGTTTCTCAAGTCCCCAAACCCTGTAGCCACGCGCGGGCGCGAATTCTGTTAACGAGAAGGCTTCAACGCCTATTCCCCATTTACCGGGCCGGCGCTTCATTAACGTCGAAAAAAGTTCCGCGTCGAGTTTGTCGGGTTCCATACCAATAAGTTCCTGCAGTGTGTAACGCGCGATTACTCGCCGAAGCGCTGGGCGCGAAATGTCAATCAACGCGTCCTCACCCGTCTCAACCGAGACGTCAAACTTGTAGGCGTCAACTACCGACCAAACGACGCATGCGCCCGCCATAATGAAGATTCCGTCTTTCGTCGGGAGTTGTCGCGCCGAGAACTCCGTGGTGTCGGTCGCGATAGAGTGCCGTCGGATTTCGTCAATGAAGAAAGGGCGCTTCCAATAAAGGCCCGGGTCGGTTCTCACGAAGATGCGAACGCCTTTCCGAAGTTGGATCGCATTCTCGAACGGACTAACGACGTACCAAAACTGAAACATACGGATCGAGTTCAGAAGGAACTCAATCAGTTTTTCGAAACCAAGCATGCGTGCGCTCCGATGGGTTCGATTCGTTTGCAGTCGCGGCAATAGTGACTAATCGTTTCATCGTACATCTTCCGTCGCCGACGTTTCTTTTGCTTGCCGTCGATAAAAATCGTTAACGATTGAACTGCGTTCACGTGCCCGCCCGCCGGCGGACTAATGAAATTCGAATTGAGGATCTTGCTTGCCTCCCCGAGTGTTATGGGAGTTGGCCAAGGCCAAGGTCCCGGTTGGTGTTGCCGTTTCACTTTTGCCGCAAGACCAACTTCGTTGCTACGAAGGCTTGAACGCCGGCGGGCTCGGGCTCTCCGTTCAATAGGCGTTCTTTTGTTAGCGCGTTCGTCGTCATCCATGGAAGGGCGAGGGAGTTCTCGAGTCCGTTCGCAATCGCCCATCGGCGGTGTGCGTCCTTGTCGATAACTGCGGCATAAGGTTCGAACTGGACCGAGACCGATTGACCCGTCTCGAGAATACGTAACGAGGTAACACCCTCGTCAATAAAGGCCGGAACTAGGAGCGAGGAGATCGCCTCGAGAGTTTCGTTAACCTCGGAAAGCGTGGCTTCAACCTCGTCTTTCTTTTTCCGCAACATTGCGTAGGTTCGCGCGAGTTCGACCGCGGAACGAATCTGAATTTCGGTTCGAAGCTTCTCGACGCGCTTGGATCGTGGTGTCGCGAGGGGTTTCAGGCCTTTGATGACTTCAGAGTACTTTCCCATTACGCCACCTTCCTTTTGGGATCGCGCCGGCGACCGGGATCGCTCCACGTTGGACCGCGAAGTTTATCGAAGTCTCCGCGGTCACGGTGTTCTTCGAGATGTAACATCAGAAGTTTTTCCGCGATGTCAAACGCCTTAGGATGTTGTCGGCAAGACGGGCAAAGCAACGGCGCAGCTGCGCAACCGTCGGTGATTCGTCCAAAGAAAAATCGAGGGGTTAATGATTTCAAACACACAACGCACTTCATAGAACTCCTATTCCTTCTCTCTTATACCGCCTGGCCCTTAAGAAAGTAAATAACTTTCCTTGTGAATTATTGTTCCGGGGCCGGGACTCGAACCCGGTTCTCCTCACTACAATGCGAGGGCTTCACAGTCAAAAGCTTCCCCAGAACACTACCGTTGAACGGATTCACTTCGACTTACCGTTCAACGTAGATCGAATTGGTCCACGTGCGCCCGCGTTTGGAATCGATGATCGAGAACGATTGACGCGGGGCTTCTGGCGACGCCTTGATCGAGAGCGCATAGGCGTTGTAGCCGATGAGTGAACCGTTCGCGAGGAAGTTTCCACCATCGAAGTACTGGTGGAAGTGGCCGAACACATCGAGATCCGCGCGGATACCCTTGTTCCACTCGTTGATCGACTTGTTTACCGGAATCGTAATTCCGCCGACGCCTCCGTTGTACTGAACCTTATGTCCGTGATGGAATCGAACCTTCACGCCAAAGATGTCGACATAGGAATGGTATCCGTCGGGAATGCTCCAACGGACTCGATCTTCCTTTTCGTAGAACTTCGCGAGGTTCCGATACATCATATACTCGAGGGAGTGACCTTTCTCCTTCGCGTGGTGGACGCGCTTGGTCACGCGCCCGTGATTCCCCGAGTGACAAACGATGTCGAGATGTCGCTCGCTGTTCTCGAGGAGGTACTTGATCCCCGATGAGAGGAGGTCTTGTGCAAACAAAGTCGCCTCCATCGGGGTCATCGCGTTGTTCTCGGCGGAGTCTTCGTGAAGTTCGTTCGTGAGGAAGTCTCCGAGGAACGCGAGGGTCATTGATGGAATCGCGATATCGCGAGCGACGATATCGGTTAGGCGAAGTCCTGTCTTGAAAAACGCCTCCGATCTTTTCTTCGCGATATCCGGATTGTACTTGTTCAAGCCCGAGACGGTCGTAGGTTCGACCATCTCTTCCACGTGCCAATCGGAAGCAACGAGAAGCGCCGTCGCGAACCCGCTGTTGTCCTTCGAGCTTTTCGCCGGCGCTTCGATCTTCGTGATGACCGGGCGACCTAATTCATCCAAGAATTCGGATGTCGTCCGATTATCTGCAGCCTCTTTCCTCGCGGCACGGAGGTTGCGTTCGAGCTCAGCGATTTTTCGATCCTTGAGTTCGATTTCCGAAGGCTTGATGACTTCGGTCAGGAGCTGATTTACTTCGGTTTTGTCACGCATTGACAGGACCCCAAGAGATGACGGCGAATCGCGCCTTCCCCAATTTGGAATTTGAATTCACGCCCCAACACGTCCGACAACTTTTGAGCCGAAACATGTCTGCCTTGTCTTTTGATCGCGACGCAGGCCTCGACGAATTCTTTTCCGCCCTTCGAGAGTTTGGAGAAGAAACAGCCGGGCCCGTTTGTTGACGTGACCGCGTTCAACATCTCGAGCAATTTCGCGCCGTTCGCTTTTGCCATATTACCTCCTGTAGCTTTTCCTTTTCTTGGCTAAGTAAGATGCACGTTTCTTCCGAGGTACTTTCTTCCGAGCAACCGCCAACACTTTCGAGAGTCTTGTCATCGTTTCGGACGCTGTTCCTTTCGGTGGTCGGTCGTCAATGAGGTTCCCTCTCTCGTAGGCGTCGAGAAAAATTGAGGTGCCAGCGATGATGAATCCTCCGTGGTGAACGTCGGGCGCGTCGCTTGCGAAGTCCTCACCGTCGAGGATGTCGAGGAGATGCCGCTCGATGGCGTCGAGGTACATCATATAGGAAACTTTGGAATCGCGGTAGTTGTAGAAACCATATTTGTCGTTGCCGACTTTTGCCGCGATTGCTCCCCAGATCCGTCCAGCTGATGGCAATGCGTTCAATGAAACCTTCATCGAACCGACTGCCGCTTTTGAGTTTACTACGGTCACTTTCTTTTTCACGCAAGATATCCTTTGATGTTTAGCAAGTTTGAAACTCGAACGTAATTCCCGAGGTCTGCGCTTTGCAAATTCCACGGACGAGAGATGAGAAAAGTTTGTGCGCCGGTCGTGCCTGCGTTTGCCGCGAAGTGCGGGAGGTCATCGATGTACGCCTTCCCGAATCCGAGATAACCCAATTTTTCTTGCGCCGAATTGACAAAGACAACATTGTCGAGGGGGATTCGGTTTGCTTCGAGTTCACGCTTCGAAGCATCCGCCGCTTGTATCCCGACACGATGCGAGAGCCCGATAACCTCAAAGTTGAGGTCTTGAAGTTCCTTAACGAACGTTATCGCGTTCATGAAGGCGTCAAGCGGTTGGTCATAGATCTTAGACCAAATACGATTCGGCGGATCCGATGGCGCGCCGAGAACGTATTTCGAGATACCGTAGTACTCCTCGAAGGATGAAGTCCGCACGGGATCGAGGAGGTCGAGATTCAACTCCTTTGAAAGAACGTGGCGAATTGTCGCCTCGAGGTTCAAAAGAACACCATCGATATCGCAGTAGAAGATTCTTTTTGTCATGCCTTGTCCGTCAAGTGACGTGCTTGCGTCTTTTCTCTCATTGTGTTAATGCTTCCTTCCACGCTGAGATTGTCCACGTCGCGAGATCGGCCTTATCACGACGTGCTTTCACGATGAAGTGGTCAATTGTCTTCTCACCCTTCGGGCCCACCGCGACGATATCGAAGTAAGAAACCGCGCGCGTTTGTCCGGGGCGATGAACGCGATCCTCGCTTTGCAACCGTGTCTTCAGCGAGTAGTCATTCGATACGTAGATGACTGTAGCGGCTGCGGTTAGATTCAACCCCATTGAACCCGATGCCGGCGTTCCGATGACGACGGTTGGGCCGGCGGGCGCGGTTCTCGGGTCAAGTAGGCGGAGGGCAATCTCGCGGTCCGCCGGCGTCTGCCCGCCCCAAATCAGCCCGCGTGGAATTCCGAGAGGAAGTGACCGCTCAATCCTCGCGACTTCGCTTCTGAATCGACACCAGACGAGGACCTTCTCTCCGAGGGCGAACTGTTCCACGAGGAAGCCTTCAACGAATTTCTGCTTCTCGTCTCCGATAGTTCGAGGTTCGATTTCCTTTACCTCGATACCCGAACCGCCGCAAAGCATGCACTTCGGATTCATATTGCATTCGCACTTGCCTTGAATCTTCAATCCGCCGACGAAGCCCGAAGTAACTTGTGCGAGACGCATCGCTCGAACGCCTGCTTGCGCCGCCATCGCGGAAGTCGCGCTGTCGAGCCACGCGATCATCTCATCACGCAGTTCCTTATAGATTTTCCAACTCGCCGACGATAGAGTAACCGTGAGAGTGACCGAGGGAAGTTTCTCGGGCAAGTCGAGGCAATCGATTTTCTCCCGCCGAAGAATGTATGGGGCAAGTCGTCGTTTGATTTCGTCGAGACCTTCGCCCACGAGACAATGCAAGGTAGAATTCCGTGGGGTCCCGCACATCGTGCATTTTTCGGCCGAACCGATGAAGGGGTGATACCAACCGATGATTTGCTTTTGTTGCCAACCGCCCATCACCGCATAACGCGACCGGTACTGAAAGAACGAACTGCAACCGAGGATCGCTGGGTCCATGATGTACGCCTGCGAATAGAGATCGGCGGGCGAGTGTGCGATAGGCGTTCCGTTCAAGAGCCAGACGCGTCGGCAAAGTTTCCGAAGCTTGATGCAAGCCTTTGTCTGTTCCGTCTTATGACTTTTGACCGCGGAGGATTCATCAAGGACAAGGAGGGTCCGTTTGCCCTTGAGGTAGTTCGCGAGATTCGTAAAGTGTTCGGCGCGTCGGATGAAATCATAGTTAGCGATAATCCACTTAAGCGGCGCCGTTTGGTTCTCGTTAATCTTCCACTCTCGCATCCGCGTATGGAACTCGGTTATGGTGAAAGACGTTCCTTCGTGATAACGCTTGAGTTCACCGAGGTCAGGATCAAACCACACCGAACGAACTGCCGCCGGTGCTACGACAACAACCGTATTGATGTCGTTGGCCTGCGCGAGGAAACGCGCGGCCTCGATGACTTGTCGTGTCTTGCCGAGTCCCATTTCATCCGCGAGCATGAAACAGCCCGAGGAGCGACGCCCGCGCGTAGCATCATCCCACTTGACGAGTTCGCTGATACCGAAAAGTTGGTGCTTAAATAGCGCTGTCATTTCATCTCTCGAATCTTGACGACCATACTCATTGCCCCGATAAAGAATTGGTCTATCTTAGACATTATTGCTGTGTCTTTCTGCGTTGGAATTCCTCGCGAATTGCTCGCTTCACTGCCGGCGAAAAGTCTGCGCCGAGAATCCACTCAAGATAACCTCGGTCGACTTTGTCTAAGGTTTTTCCCATGTGTTGTTTGCCGAAGTTGATTACCGGCTTCCCATTCCTGAGGGACAACTTCTTTTCCGAATCGACGTAACCGGCCGGCGCTGCTTCGAAGAACAAGTAGTTCAACTCTCCAACGCTGCGAGGGATATCCTCGTGAGCGAGTAATTGTGCGTGGAATACGCGGAACGTCGCGCGAGCGTCGGCAAGTGCGGTGTGAGCGTTGATCAACTCTTCTCCGAGGTACAATTTCACCGCACTGGTAAGGTCCCTTGGATGCTTCGTCACGTAGATCTTAAAGGTGTCGGCGAAAGCCCCGGGAACCCAAATGACACCAACGCGAAGAAATTCCTGGAGAAGGAAGTCAACGTCGAACTTGAGGTTATATCCGCAAAGGTCAACATCTCGAAAGATCTCGAAGAGTTCGGGCGCGAGTTGGTGAAACGTCGGTTTGCCCGCTGCTTTCTCGTTTGTGATTCCGTGAATCTTTGAAACTTCTTCCGAGATTTCACACTCTGGATTAATATCGAATTGATGTTCCGAAACGTCACCGGTTGGCTCGATTCGAACGTAACCAAGCTGAACGATCCTGTCACGCGCTGCAACGTTCCCGGTTGTTTCCACGTCGAAACAAACAAGCGGGCGTTCGAGAGCGAGAAGTTTTGCGAGTTCGCGAGCGTAGGCGGTGCGTCCTTCTAACATGGTCTCACTCGCACCGCGCGAAGCCCATTCGTGTGGACTTTTCCGCTGCGGTCCGTATACTCGTCGATGATCTCTTTGAAGAAACGAACCTTGTCACCGGTCTTAAGCCTATCGAAAATCTCTGCGCTGGAAAGCGATTGTGTCCGAGAGACTTCGTAGACGTGAAAAAAATAGGTTTGACTTTCGTCGTCTTCGATAAAGCCGAAGCCTTTATCAACGTAGATCCGCTTGACTATTCCAGTTAATTCTTCGCTATACATTCAAGTAACTCCTTCAACCGCGGTGGTTGAAAACTCTCGCCCTTTACAGGTTTCGCGTTCACGCCTGATGCTTTTTCTTTCGTCATGTTCGAGTAATGAATTTCGTTGAATATCGCTCGAACGGGAATATTATACAACAGAAATGTCCCGATGACGAGGTAAAGAATATCGCCGAGGGCATCCGCGACATCGACCTGATCTTCATTGCGCATCGCGTCTGTGAGTTCGGAGAGTTCTTCCTGCAGACGTGCCAAGCGCTCGAGTTGTTGTCCTTGCGTTGGTTTCTCGGTGCTGAAAGGATCGAAAAGGTTATGCCGAATCATGAATTGTGCAACGGCGCGTTCCATCCATGCCCATCTTTCGACGGTTTTCTCTACTCGACGCCAATCTATAAGGCGATTCCCCCGAACAGACGCGGAGCTCTCTTCGTCATGACCTTCGGCTTGGTTCATCTTATACCTCCCTTAGTTCGACCGGCCCGAGTCCCATCGCATCAAGAGCCCGACGGCCTCGGTCTGCGATGCGTGTAACATCGCCCCGATGTCCGCCGGTGTTCGGCGGTTCATACTGGAGTTTGACTCGCGCTTCCCGTCCTTCGAGACTTACGACTTCGAGAAGCGAAGGACAAACAACATCCTTCCGTGACATGAACGCAACCTCGAGTGCGCCTTGCGGAATGTCTATGCTTGTGGTGTAAACGAATTCGAGAACAACGCGCTTCTTTTTCGAGACCTTTTCACGCGGAACTCGAACCTCGAACTCAGGACGCACTACCGCCTCAACAGGATCGCCGGGTTCGCGCGGGGTTCGCGGAGCTCGGATCGCGGGTGGCCCCTTCGCTACTGCGCAGCGACATCCGAAGGGATTCGTGCAGTAGGTCGAGAGAAGCGTCGCCATCATCTCCGCGTTAGGATTGTCTCCAAGGATTTCCGCGATTGTCTTACCGTCGTACTCGCGGCACGTTTCGCAGACGTTCTCATCGAGCGTCGCGATCCACTTTGCTTGCGTCTTGACTTTCGGAGTTCGAGGTTCGCGCGAGACAGTAACGCTTCGCGTCCTAGGTTCCATGACAGTCGCTTCGGGTTCCGCGACGCCTGCCCGTACGCGCCACTCGGGCTTCGAAATCTGCATGTCGAGCGTCTCGCCCTTCACACAAGTCATTCCCGAAAGGTCCGACTTCCCCTCGATGGACTCGAGAATTCGGTCGAGAAGGAATGCCGCGATGGGCGGACAAACACCTTTGCTCAACCACATGCGATAGTTCTTGTCGAGGAAGTAATCCGGCGGGAAGCCCATTATCCGACGATACTCAATCGGAGTGACCGCGCGTCCGTTGTATGCCCACCACGAGTTGTGGAGAATGACAGGCGACGTTCCCTGAGGGTCAAGAACGTACAACGTCTCCGTGATCCACACTCCCATTCGTCGGCGAGTGAGGTCGTTCGATTGCGTCGGGCGTAGACACCACTCGCGCGAGATGAGATGAAGCGGTGTATCGAGGGCTAACTTCGCACGAATCGATGCCGCTAAATTACCGGGTGTCGAGAGGACGGCTTCGGTAATCAACGGATCCATCTTCATCTCGTTGTTGAGAAAATGCCGTTGCTGATTCAGGTCGAGACGCGCGTCCGAGATTCCCGGTTCGTATGGAGACAAGAACTCGCTAACCGTGATGCAATCCGAGTTGTGCGCGAGACCGAGCGCCGCCGGCGCAATGTCGTTTCGCATGAAGACGATCCAGAATCGCGGACGCCACTGCGGAAGCCCGAAGGTTGCTGCGTTCAACAGAATCCGGTAGGCCGAATACTCGTAACTGTTTGCATAAAGGTCGTGAACTTCGCGCGCGCCTTCGTGCGCACGTTGTACGCTCTCGATGATAAGCGCCGCACAGCGTAATCCCATTGCGTACTTCATCACCTCAACCGTGCATTTGAAGTGCTCGCTATCGAGACCGCTTCGCTTGTCGCGATCCTTGCGACTCGAGCCTTGGATCGAGAAGGCGGCGCAAGGCGGATGCGCAATAACAACCGTCTCATCGAGCGGGACGGTTGTAGGCCAGAGGTCGCGGTGAGATGCGAGAAGTCCCGCGAGTTCCGGGAAGTTGCGTAATTGCCACTCGGTCCCGAACGCGGCATCTTCGTAACTCCCCACGATGTCAAGCCCGAGGGAACGCGCGCCGAGGAGGAGCGAGCCTGCGTAGGAATTCAGTGAGAGAACAGGAGGACGCGTCCCGCGACGTTCCGCCGTTCTTGTCGGTCGAAGCCTCAAACCTCCCATTTACCAATTCCTTTCATCTTTCCCTCTCCACGACGAATTCGAATGTACTTATCGAACTCGCACAAAGTGTGTTCAACATCGCGCATCTCCCACCATTGGGCATACGGCCAAAGTCTCGGGTTCTGACTCGCAATAAGAAGTTCGTTGCACCCCGCGATGAAGTCATCCTTCGTAGTGCGCACCTCGGGATTGTCAAAAAAGACGCGGCCGAATCCGCGCTCGGAACCAGGCCCGCGCGAGCACCACGTCATGATATCCGGCGCCTTCTCGAGGATCGTCGTGTGTCGAAGGTCCGTCGCGATTTCGTAAGCGAGGAAGCGACCTATGCCGACGTTCAACTTCAACCAATCCACCGCCTCTTGAAGCGTCGCGGGTTTCCCTCGACACCACGCGCCGAACTGCGCCCACTCTTGCCGCGCGAATTCCTTGAAGTAAGAAAGGACTGCGTAAGGCATCGGAAGTCCGGGCTCGACCTTTACCAGGTGCGCGGCCGTGATAAAGGGCCCCGCGGAGCCGATGTAGTTGAGAAGCGCACGTTCGATAGGTTCAACTCGTCCCGAGGAGGAGATAAAGACTTCGAACGCGGTCAATCCGTCAAATAAGTTGCGTTGACAAAACATCGCTTCTCCCGATGTGATTCGATTGAACCACCGGAAGAGAACTGTCGCCGGTACAACCGCATCGGCCGCGCGTAACGGTTCGCGAACATGCGTTCGAAACCATGCGGTCGTCTTGTCGTCTTCGCGAAAGACATTGCAGAATCGATTCCAGCGAAGGATTGGATCTTGAGTCCACGGCGGTGCGGAGCCCGAAGCGCGAAGGTCGTAGATCGCCTGTCGCGCTCGCGCGTATTCGAAAAACGCTGTTTCTCCGGTTGATTCTACTGCGTAGGTCACACCGTAGGTCACGCGACTTCTCCAGCGATCTTTCGCTTGACCTCGTTGACTTGTTCGATTTGATGCCACGGGATGAACGTCATCGCGCCGTTCGCTCGAAACCAAAATGCGCCGGCGAGATTTGCTCCGTACTCTTCCACCGCAAGGGTTAAGGTTTGCCCGTGCTCTTGCTGAACGCTACCGCTAGCCAACTTTATCACAACAGTCATCTTGCTTTTGCCTTTCTCTCTTTCTTCAAGTACTCGTCCACGATTTTGCTGATGAGAGCGCTCATCGACATGCGAAGCCGCTTCGCTTCCTCCCGCAGTTTCTCCTTCGATTCGGGGGTGAGGTGCGCGGCGGTGAAGATAGTTCTATCCGTCATAAGAGCCTCGCGAGCACAATCTCAAGTACGGGATCGTGCACTCGTCCTCTGTAAACTTCGTCACCTTTCGCGTCCTCGATTACCGTTATGTCATCGTCGCCGTAACGCACAATGACGCCGTCCAACTGCCGAATCATCTCGTATTGAATCCCCGTTGTCCGCGCCTTCTTTCCGAACTTCACCTCAATCCAAAGCGTGGTCCTTCCTCTAGACACGGAGATATCCGGGATCCCCGCCGTCCTCAAGTCCTCGTGGCGAAGTACCACGAGGAAGGGCCAACGCGATTTCAACCGTTCTACGAGTTGTTTTTTGCGCTTCGTTTCATCCATGACTTCACTCGCGCGGACCAACCGCGAACGTCGCGCCACTCTCCGCAGTAGAAGGCCGGAGTGACGATAGGGAACGTCGAAAACGGAATCGCGAGCGTCTTCCATCCTGGCACAGTCTCGAGGGCGCTACCGGACAAGTTGGTAAAGAATGCGCCCGTTATCTCGATCATTGGAATCGGCGGAAAGCGCCGGCAATGACCGGGCGTTCCCGGTGGCGGATAAAGTATCTCGCCATCGGGCTTTGTCACGGGATCCGCTTTCATGAAAAATGCGCACGTCTCACACCGTTTCATTTGCTTACCTCGTCGAGTTGAAGGAGCGTCAAGTCCTTCGGGTTAATTCCGTTTGTCTGAACGAAATGCCAAACCTTCGCGATTTCCAACGGTTCCATTTCCTGATACGTATCGAAGCCAGTTCGCTTGAAGAACTGTTCGAGTGGCGGAATCGCCCGTCTAACCATCGCGTCAAGCCGCGCGATATCGACCTTGATCTTTTCGCCCGTGAGAAGTCGCGCTTTGACTATCATTCGCACTCCGCCCAATTCGCGCCCGTGTTGAGTTTCCAAAGGATCGGAACTCGAAGATCGAAGTCTTGCTCGTTTAACAACCGCTCGAGTTTCTGCGCCTCCTCGAGGTTCGGAGTATCGCCATCGAGTTCGTCATGAACCGTTAGCGTTAACCGCGCATCGATTTCCCGCCGTCGAATCGCTTCGTGTGCGCGAATCGCTTTCTTTTTCATGATATCCGCGGCGCCGCCTTGGATAATCGAGTTGAGCGCTTTATGCAAGCGACGCGCGCCGGGGAATCGCGCGCGCCGGTTCATAATCGTCCTCACGAATCCGCGCATTCGCGCCGTCTCGCTTGCTGAGTTCATCAACGTCTTCGCTTCCGGAATCTCGCGCTCGTAAATCTTCACGAATTGATTTGACTCGCTTAACGGGAGCCCGAGCATATCCGCGACCTTTTCTTTGCCCGCGCCATAGATTTTCGCGAAGTTGAGATTCTTTGTGGCCTTGTAAGCAATATCCGGTTTGAAGGGTTTCACCATCTCCCATACGAACTCGTGGTAAGACAGTCCGGGATTCGCGTCGTAGGCGGCAATGACCGCGGGGTTGTTCGCGTAGTGCGCAAAAAGCCTATACTCAATTTGCGCCGCGTCAATCGAAAACCAGATTCCACGCTCGGGAATAAAGAGTTCGCGGATGATGTAGTTGTCGCCGAACTTCTCGCGCTGCTTCGCGGCCGCAAAGACTTGCTGAAGATTCGCGCCCACCTTATCCGTATCAAACTTGTAGGAGGTCGAGGAGAATCGCCCGCTGACCGTTCCGCCGCCTCCGCCTTCGCCTTTCGGATCGCATTTCAGTTGATGAAGATTCGTGCGAAGATGTCCCGAAGGATCGCGACGCTGTTGATACGAGACGATGTATTTATCCCGAAGAGACTCGAGATCTTTCGCTTGCGTCGCGAGGACTATAATCGGGTCCTTGATGCGCTTCAACACCGCGGCCGAATACGAAGGACGCGGGGCCGTCTTTTTCCCGCCTTTCGTGCGGTCCGTCGGTACCGGTATCCCTCGCGCTTCGAACAACGCGGCCCAATTATTTGCTGAATTCGTATTCAGCATAATCCCTGTCTCGCTGTGGATCTCGAGAAGGATCGCGTTCAACTTGTCTTGCGTCTCGACTTCCCATCTGTCGAGTTTTTCGACATCGAGAAGCGGCGGATTCTTCTCCATCCCGAGGACGACGTAAAGCAATTCACACTCGAGGTCAAGAACGTCACCGAGATTTTCGTTAGCGACGCGAGGGGTGAATACTCGCCAGAGATCTCGAGTCAGATTTACGTCCTCTCGAGCGTAAGGTGCGATCTCCGCCGAGTGGTAGGACGCCATCCGCTTCGGATTGATTTCGTCATTCGTGAACGCGGTTCGTTTGACTTTCCCTCGGTCAGCCCCGAGGAAGTCCTTCGCGAGAGCGTCGAGGTTGAACGCGTGCCTGTTGTCGTCAAGAAGCGCGGCGCAGTGAGACGTATCCGCAAGCGAGCAATCCTGCGCTTCGAAGTCGACTCCCCACTCCCTTGCTATGTGAGCATCGAATTTGACATTCTGTCCGATGATTCGCTTCCCGCGAAGCGAGCGAAGGAAGGTCTTGACGTTTCCTTCGTCGAGGTTCCCGCCTCCTCGATGGCCGAAAGGGAAGTACTCCGTTTCGCATTCGCCCCATCCGAGGGCAACGCCAACGGGCTTATCCTGCCACCAGCGTAAGCCCGTCGTCTCGAAGTCGAGGAAGATATCTTTCTCGTCCGTGAGACGCGGGAACGTCGGCGGAGTCCACGTGATCCTACTACGTGTGTTGAGGTCTGCTTCGGCAAAAAGGTTCATATCGTCTTGAGAAGGAGGAAGGCCTCTTCGTTGGAAGTCGCACAAAGGACATCCGCGTAGCGCTTCCATGGTTGGACAAGAACGCGGTCCGCGGGCACGCGAGGGTGGCGCAGAATCGTATCGAGGTACGCCGGCGGTTCGCACGTGAAGATCGGACTTCGGAGCGCGTCGCTCGCTTGCGCAATCAGAACCTTTTGCGCTACCTCGAAGTTAGCCACGTAAAGGTGACTCGATCCGAGGTTCATGAAAAACGTTCCGATGTTCAGTCCGAGAAGCGCGGCCACGATGTTCTGAATCATCGTAAAATTGAAAACGTCGTAAGGAAGCCCGAGCCAAATGTCCGAGGAGCGCATGTTGACGATAAGGTTGAGCAAACCGTCACGGATGAGAAACTGCGCGGTCATCGTACAAGGTACGTCCTTTGTCGGACCGTCGGGCCGGATGTAGATCTGGATAATCGCTTGTCGAGAATCGGGATCGTCACGCAACTGGCAGATGAGCGGGGTCATCGTTCCGAAAACCTTCGGCCCGTATGCTCCCTTGAAGATGATTCCGTCGTCGGAGAACTTCGCGATTTGAGGATTGTACTGCGTGATCGATTCGACGTCTTGATGCCCGAACCAAATCCAAAGCCATTCGGCGACCATGAATTTGTAGGAGGGCCGGCGCGCTTCGCACGTCAAGATGTTGTGAAGCGGGTTCGTCAACTCGAGGTGGACGTTCAACTTCTCCCGCGTCCCCATACCGCGCGGGCTTACCGTTCGATGGATATCGTAAAGGTCATGCAGAAGTCGAAACCAGATCCTGCCGAAGTTCGAATCGCAGTAGGTTCTATTCACGTGCAAATCTCCGTTTGCTTTCTGATTTTCTTGGCAAGGCTTGCGTAGGTGTCTTCCGTGTAGTCAAAGACTAAGCCTTGAATTCGAGACGCGAAGTAAGCGAACCTCGCGTAGGTTTCGAGATAGCGCTCGTCTCCGCTAAACAATTCGTTCTTCGCGTTCACTCGCCAATTTGACATCGCGACCGAAACTGGCGGAAGGCAAAAAATGAAAATCGAATTGTGATACTCCTCGAGTTGCTTCATTATCATCGACCACCCGAACGCTCCGATAGCGTCGCGGCCGCGTAGAATAGGACCGTAGACACGCTCCCCAAGGGCGAAGCGGTCGAATACCGTTCGCTTGAGTTGGACCCTTCGTAGCAAGTCCTGGTAATGTTCGAGGACGGTCATAGGCCAAAGGTCGCGGTGAGATCCCGCGAGTTCCGAGAGGGCGTTAGTAGGCGGAGGTCCCTCGTGGTGATAGTTGAGGTCGAAGTCAAAGACAAGTCGAGATGCTAACGTCGTCTTGCCCGATCCATCGGGCCCCTCTAAAACAATGAGGAGCGGCGGACCAACCGCCGCTCCCTCGATCATTGAATCGTTCACGCGTTCGCTTCTCGCTTACTTCGTCTCGTTGACGGCGTTGGCGGGGAGTGAACCGATCTCGGCCTGAATCTTCGCGAGCTTCGCCTGAAGCTTCTCGCGCTTCTTGTCGACCGGGTTCTGATTAGACGTGCGAGTCTTCAACTGCTTCTTGAGTGTGGTGTTGAAGACCTTCACGAAGTCACGGACGTGCATCGCGGGAAGAACCGACTCCGCGATTTCGTTCACTAGCGCGCCGGCCTTCGCGGTCAACGCGGAGTAGACGGCCTGTTGGTCGGTGGTGAGAACGGGAAGAACGTATTTCTTCCGCTCCTTCTTTTCGGTGACGGGCTTCGCGGGCTTTGCGGGCTTTGCAATCTTGTCTGACATTTCAAACTCCTTTTCAGGTTCGTGAGTGAAGTTACCGATTCATCAGGTTCCATCGTACTACGGTTTTTGTCTTTTGTAAACTCCTTTTTTCAAGAGCCCGGCCTCGACACCTCCGGAGGAGGGAACTCGAGTTCCGTTTCCTGAATGTATCGAACCGCGTTCCCCCAACTTGTTCGCGCCGCGACCGTGATGATAACCCGCCAGTTCTGGAGTTCGGCGAGTTGTTCGTTCTTGGCACGAACGTCCTTCTTTAGCGCTTCCGTTTCCCCGTGGACCCAGGCGATTTCGGCGTCCTTGATCGACAACTTTGTCTCGAGCGCAGCGAGCATCCGCGCTTGCTGGAGAAGAGCGAACATCATCGCCATCACCCAGATAATCAGTATACCCGCCATCGCTCCGCACCACGCGGGAAGGATAAGCGTTACTGTGTTTCTGGGATCGCTCCCAGAAGTTCGTTCGCGTGATCCTGACATACGTTAACCTCTTTGAGGACTTCCCAACCGTATGAGACCTCCCCGTATTGATTGGCGTACTCGCGATTTCTGATTTCCGTCGCGATTCGAATCATCGTCTCGCGCGGTTTCGAAACGTGGCCCAACTCACAGATAAACATGTTACTTCCTCCCTTCAAGGATCGTTGTCTCATTGACTTCCGTGAACTTCCGAATCTGCTTGGCGATTTGTCCCGCGATGTTTTTCCATCCGACCATCGACGCGTACTCACCGCCTCCGTCGCTGCCGTACAAATCCATCGACTGCCCGTTTCGAAGCGTTATCGTTACGTGCAAACTCTTGGTCGTTAACGAGGTGACAGACGTGTTACCGTAACCGTTATGCGTGATGGACATCCCGCCGTTTTCCGCGACGCCTCGATCTACGGCACGAACAACGAGATCCGCTTCCTCGACCGTAGTGACCAACGTGAAGTCTTTCTTCAGATGCCCGGTCAGGTCCTTCGCGCTATCCGCCATTTGAGGATCGATAAGCGTATTCTCCGCGCCCGCGCCTGTAATAAACATCGTGATCGGAGACTTCCCGTTCGCGAGGGCGAACGATGTGAGACCGATGAACGTTCCGGTAGCAAGTAGGTGTTTCATTTTCCTTCTCCTTTAATTGACCGGGCGGTATTGCCCGGCCTTTACTCACTCTTCCTCCCATCGTTCGTCTTCCAAGATGTCGAGGTCCGGTTGTAGGAACAAGCGAACGGGCGTAGCGGATTTCGGATAGAGGAGGTCGACTTCAACCTCAGAGGTTGACTCGTTGCTAGTCCTACCGAACTCGTGATGTTTCTTCACGACGATTCCGAGGGCCCGCGTCGCCCGCGTCCAGAACTGTTTCCCTACACGAACGTAGCGAAGTTTCATCGTCCCGCCTCCTTTTCTTTCTTCTCACTTTTGAGATGACGTTCCGCTTCTTTGATCCAGAATTCCGCGCGTTTTTGCTACTCCTCCGGATACGGGCTCCACTCCTTGACGCCTAGACAGTCGAGCGCGCGCCCTAACGCCCACAGACGCCATTCCTTCGTGGGCGCCGTGAGTTCCGGTGATTTCATCAGTATATCCCTCTTGCTTTCTTCGCGAGTATCACGTGATAGTCCGCGACGAATGCCGCGATCCCGGTCGTTCCGCATGCGGCGCAAACTTGTTGGTATCGCGACGTTAGCCCGTGTTGCCGCATAGGCCAAAGGGCGCTAAAGCACTCCTTGCAGATCCATGTGGTGACGTTAACCGTTTCGATTTCGGTCATCGTTCCCCTCAATTCCATTGGGGCGGAGTCGCCCGGTAAAGTTCGGTAAAGTCGACGTCACCAGATTCTGCAAAGTCACGGGCAAAGGCGAATCCGGTCTCGAGGTCGTCTTCGCGAAGAACGATGAAGGATCCTTTTCCATCGTTCTGCCGCGCGAGTTCGAACTTCGCTGCTTCGTCTTTGCCGATGATTTCGAATACCTTGAACGCGCAAACCATATGCGCCGCCATATATCTCGCGGCGCAAGTGAGTTCTTCGATTCGTTCTACTCGTGTCCGGGCCATACGTCCTCCTTCGCCTCGAGAACGTCCTCACGATCCATCAACCAAGCGCCGGCGGCAATCCCGAGCCCGCACAGCGTAGCGACGCCACCGCAAAACGCGATGAGAACAAACCCGAGAACCCAACGAATCTGTTTCATCACGTCACCGCCCAAGTGAGGAGGGCGCCGACGAAGGCGCCGGAAAGGCCCACGAGGGTGACCGTGAGGAGGAAGTACTCCCTCACGTCATTGAATCCCCAGTCGCTGTTTTCGAGAATCCACCGGAGTTCTTCGAGACGAGTAGCGAGACGCGCCAACCTAAAAGAACGTTCGACCGTATCGGGCTCACGTTGATAAACGCGTTCCATATTCTCGAGATATTCGATCCTGTTTTCGATTTCCATCGGTGATTTCATTATGCTAAACCTCCCGGGAAGTGGACGGACGCGAGGGCCCGTCCACCTTGACGGAAGCCTTAGAACGCGAACTCTAGAATCCTTCCGGCCTTCTTGTCGAGGGCTCCGCGCCTGTCCTGATTCGATTCGAGTTGAGAGAGGCGGGTGAGTCCTTGTGCGAATCCCCACGCGGTCCGAGGATCCCCGTCCTCCGGGTGCATCTCGACGGTAGCGTAAGCAAGCGCCGCCGTCTTTGCTGGAATCAAGAGTGCTTTCTTCTCGGTCACGAAGGTCATAACCTCGTCCTTGGTATCGCCGAGGAGGTAGCGCTGCGCGCGCCTGATCTTCTCGGTTACGTCGTACGTCCCGCTCTCGAGGTAGCGCGCTACGTCGTGAGTCAGCGACCGCATTACCTGCCCTTCGGTTTCGCGTCCGGTGTGCGCATGCCGATTCTCCGAAACGTTCTCGGCGCCCCAAACGATATGGTTACCGCAAACGTTCCGGTAGTAGAACGTCTTCCAACCGCGAGAGCGAGCACCGACTTCCGAATTCCAGAAGAAAAACCCGCGCGCGAGTTTTTCATTGCCCGCCTCGATGACGTGGTTGTCGTCAATCATGAAGACGAACATGTCTTGTTTCCCGCGGTACATTCCGGCAGGAGCAATCGTGTCGCCGACGTTGATGGAAAGTCCGCCTCCGCCTTCCTTCCCGCGAAGGACATCGGCCGACGTGGCGATCCAAGTCCGTCCCGTGAGCGGGCCCGCCGGGCGCGCCGGCGGAATGCGCCAACCGCGCGACTTCTCGAGAGCGAGGAAGGACTCGAGGAAGATCGAGTCCCAAAGGCGGTTGTAGCGTCCCGAGAGGATCGCGCGGGCTTCGAGGTTCGAGTGCTCGTCTTCGCGTTCCGTGACGAGGACGTTGACATCGTTCTCGCCGTCGCCCGAAGCCCGGAGCCCGTAGTTCAGATTACGTGCCGCGAGTTCGGTGGGAAGGTCCGCGATATAATCACGCGGGGCCCCGTTCGCCCGAATGCAAAGTTGCGAGAACGACCAGTGATTGAGCTTCGCCTGTGCGCGGGGCCCGACGAGAATCAAGTCCCCGTTGTCGTCGGCAGTGACGAACAATTCCTTTGCCTTGCACTTGCCTTCCGCCGACATTTGACGTTCCGCGGTCGCTACGTCGTAGGCTTCCCGAACCGAGAAGTACCGTTCATCCGCGGGACGCGTCGCCCATTCCCTTGATGCTTCGTTCAAATTTGCCATCGTCGTTACTCCTTGTTTGATTCGTCCGTCCATCGTGCGAATCGGCGATCCTCCCCGGGAGGAAGCCTGGGGAGAACCCGTTCCGCGCGTTAGGCGATCCCGAACTGGCGGAGGTTGTACTGCGCCCACGAACCGTTTCCCGCGTCGCTACCGAAGATCTTCTTTTCGATAGCTCGGAAGGAAAGCCCCTTCCGACGGAGCGCGAGGGCTTCCCGCTGCTCGCTGGAAGAGTTCGTCTTCGTCGCCCGCGTTACCTTCGTCTTCGTCGCCCGCGTTACCTTCGTCTTTGTCGCCATGATAATCCTCCCTGTCTTTCGTGTTGTTGAGTTTACGTCTTGCTGTCGTTGGCCTTCGCGATGTTCTCGAGATACGTTACGATCGTCTGCATTTCGTCGAAGGGAATCGTTACCGAAGAGCGGATGCCGTCGCGGCCGTAGGTCGCGCCCGCGTACTTGAGTTCGAGTCCCGTCGCGCTACGAACCGCGTTCAGAAGTCGATTGGACCGGTCGAGGCGAATCTCCTCCACCCGTTTGCGCGTAGCGTTACGTCGCGCGTCTTTCGCGGCCTTCTTGTCCGCGGTCGCGGTCGAGTGAATCCCGCAAAGTGCTTTCCCGTTCTCGGTCACCTTGGCCTTGTTGACGCAAGCACGGTCGCGCCAACTTCCAGCATCGTTAACCCTCGCGCTGCAGCGCGTTCCAACCACCATCGTTTCCGTCGTCATCATCGTCGTCATCATCGTCGTTCTCCCTTTTCTTCCTTGGTTAAACTTCCCCGCGCGCGTCCCGTTTCGCCGTCCTCAACATCGCCTTGTGTTCGGCGCAAAGGTGACTTCCCGCGACCGCCGGCCTTGCGCAATACGTAACCGCCTTCAAGCCTACCCTCGCGATTATCATCGTGCAAAACCGTTTCGCCGTCGTCGTCGTCGTCGTTTTCGTCATATCGTTTCTCCCTACTCTTTATATGATAGCACGGTTTCAAGCGGTTGTAAACAAAAATCGCCGTAAAAACACGGCTTTTATCTGCTTATTTTGCAAGGAGTTAGAAGGAGGTGCGAGTTGAGACGGGCCCCGATGAGACCGTGCGAGCAAATTCTCGCACGGGGAAGGCCTAGGCCCGTCCCTCTAAGGGACTCGCGACTCCTCGGAGAGTGGCCTTCCTGAAAGCGCATTATCACTCCAATTCGAAAGTCACGTCGGCTTTGATATCCGCGTATTGTGGTTGATACGCTTCAGCAAGCGCGACTTTCGCGAATCCGCGAAGAACGTGCATCTCACAACTCGGGCAGCGATAGCGATCACACTCGATCTTGTAGTACTGGCGACCTTGCGAGAGCGCTTCCGCTATGACTCCATTCTTCTCACACTTCATCGTGATCCGGCAAAGCCCACAGACAACGGGTGGAATAAACATTTGCTTTCTCCTTATGCGCCGGCCTCGACGCGTCGAATGATCTTCATCGCCCAGAATCCTTTTTTCCCGAACTTGCCCAAGCGCTCCTCGATCTTTTTGTAGGAGAGTCCCTCGAGACGCAAGCGAATCACCTCCGCCTCCGTCATCTTTTCATCGAGGGACTCCGCGGGCGTTTGAGCCGGCGCAGTCTTCGCACGCTCCTCGCGCGTCGCTTCGCGCGTCGCTTTCCTTTGCTCCTTGCTCGCCTCGGACTGTCCGACGCGGATTGACTTTTCGTAGTTGATCCGCTTCGCCTTCGGTAGCATTTCGACTACAAGACTGTTCGAACCGGCCCAAGTCTGAAACCCCTCAACTGTCTCGCGCATCTTTTTCAGATTCCACGCGCTACCGTGCGTGTAATCCTCTTCGGGCCGTCGGAACGTCATTGCCTGTCGAACGTTTCCCGCGCGAGAGAGTGAGAAAACAATCACCGGATTGTAGGCCGGTACCAACTTCGTCGCTTTCGACGCGCGCGCGACTTCAAATGAATCGTCTAGCGCCCGTTCTCTAGCGAAATGTTCCCCATCAAAATCACTTCGTTTTGCCATGTTAGCCCCCTCCGTTCTCGGGTAATTCGTAACAGTCTTCGCAATCGGCGCGCTCGAAGTTATCGATCCCGTCGTTCGTCCCGACGTACTCGAGCCCGAGAATTTGATCCAGGAAGCGCTGCGCGAAGGAATGCGATACGCCCCATGCCTCGAAGGGCAATACCGAACCGTCGAATCCCTCGGGCGCATCCGTCGCGGGCGTACATCCGAAGTCGAGGGAAACAGTGTCGTTCTGGTCGTCAATTTCGAGCGTCGCCCACGAGATATGCCCGTCGGCAATCGCGTCTACGATGCTCGAAGGAACGTCCTGCCATTCGATTTCCCCGAAATTACGAATGAGGAAGGCGCGGAACGCGCCCGTCTTTACGTCGCTCGCCAACTTCTCGAAGATCGCCTTGTCATCTTTTGCATTATCGAATTGGTCATTCATCTTTTTCTCCTATTCGTCGAAGACGAGATCTCGAACTTCTTCTCCCGCTCTCTCACTCGCCCCATGAATCTGTGAAGGCGCTTTCCCGCCAATGGAGAAGTGTTCCGCCTGGATAAGGCGCTTCGCCGTACTCACTCAACCACTTGTTGAGATCGTCCTCGCTTGCGTTCGTGAAGGCTTGAACGGTGATGTTTCCCGTTGACCGAATCTCGCGCACATACAAGAGGACAATCCCTCGCGCCTTCGCGCTCGCTTCCGCTTGCAGTCGATCGCCCTTGACCAGTATACTCGTAATCACGACTTCACCGCCCTTTTCGCCTCGCTCATGAGGTCGCCGGCCTTCTCGACGAAGGCTCGCGCGTCTTCGATAGTGAAACGTCCCTTGTCCCATTCGTTATAGGCACTGTTGACGATCCAATAGATCGCGTCGAGGGTGTTGCCGAAGGCGGTAAGGTTCAACTCGTTCTGTGCGCGAACTCGAGCGCGCCATTCACTCTTTTTCATTTCTTCCTCCCTTTGACTTGATACACGAAACACACGAAGCCCGGTCGGCGATCCTTGATAGCGTCGCGCTCGACGAACTCGAGCCCGCCGGCCTCGACGAGGAGGTTGAGGATGCGTCGTATTTGAACGACATCGGCCCCAACCCCGAGTCGCCGAAGTGTCCACGTCATTCCGTCGGCGGTAGCACGTCCCGAGGTCGACCGCTCGAGCGCGGTCAGCATCACGCTCGACAAACGCTCGTCCGAAATCGGCGCGCGTTGAATCGCGGGCGGAACCAATTTCAGTTTCGTTACCGGTTCCATAACGCGGTAATGTCCCGGAGAGCGCTTCGGTCGCGCGGGGAGGTCGTGTCGAGGTCGATATCAACGCTTCCGCACTTCGGGCATCCGTCCTGCGCCGCGTATTCCGCCGCCTTGACCGTCGCGAACTTCTTGCCGCATTCCATACATTTGAATTTGTCCATTGCCTTAAACCTCCACGCGATTCGCGACGCGAAACTTGACGTCATTCTCGATCTTGATTCGCTCGGGCTCGATTCCCGCCGTGATTAGCGCGTCGCGCTCGATTTCGTTCTTCACAACCCACGTCGTCTTTGCCCGCTTCGTTGCCGTTCTTGTCGTCATGTCGTTTCGTTCTCCCTAACCTTTATATATAGTAGCACAGATTAAAACGGTTGTAAACTGAAATTTTTAAGCCTACCGACAGCTTTCAGCCAGAATAAGGGAGTTAGAAGCGCGAAACGCGAAGGTTGAATTCCGCCGCGCCATCCGCCCACTTCATGAAGTCAGCGAACCCGGACGCGCTATCGAGGACCGCGTGTCGTCCTGTTAACGTCCCGAAGCGACGCGCGACACCGACACAACCCAAGAGATCGGTCTCGAGGTTCGCTTTGTGGAAGAGAATCCTCGAGTGATTCGGAATGAAGATTTCATAAGTAGCGTAAGGTGCAGGTTTCCCATGATGGAAAATCGTTGGAGTACAGCGATGGATGCCAACGGGAATCTTGACGAAGAGTTCGCTGTAGGTTCGCTCGAGCGTGACAGCGAACGGATAATTTCCTTCATCGAGGAGGACGCCGAACGCGCCTTCCTCTGCGCGTGACACGCGAACAAGTTGGAGTTCTCGTAGTTCAGGCATCAACCCGATTACTTGTTCGAATTCCATGATAAGGTCAGCGGAGCGGGCCCCGTAAGGCCCGCTCCGATTCCCCGCGGTTACTGGTTAACCGTCTCCGCGTTGAATTTCTTTGTCGCGTTCAGGATCTTCACGACACCATCGACCACGCTGCCGACACCTTCGGCGAAGAGCGTCTCATCGACGATATCCTTCTGGGAAAAACCTTCGATGGAGAGGATCGCGACCTTGACGAGGTTCACGACGTACTCCTTCTTGATCTCGCCCTTCTTGCCACCGAAGATCTTTTCGGCGAGTTTCACCGCTTCGATCACCAACGGGATGATGGTCGGGAGATGCTTGAGCAATGCGAATACTCCGATCATGTTTTGACTCCTTCCTTAGAATGGAAACTTGTACCGAACGCTCACGCCATACAACGCGTCCCCATCGATTCGTCCGTAGCCTTCGATCACGAAATCTCTGAAGTTGAGACCGAAGACGGCTCGAGGATCCCAATCGCCATTAACCGCAGTATCGACCGCTGCGTAAGTCGGACCAACGACTTTCACTTCACCGCGAGCGTAGACTCGCTGATTGAAGCCCGCGACGTAGTTCAGCTCGTAGATCGCGCCGCCGCTGATGCGTCCCCAGCTGATTCCGCCGACATAGGCCTGAGCGAAAAGGTTCGAATAGTCGGCCGCTTCGACATTCGCGTAACCGCTACCGGCTTGGACTTTGAAGTCGAGAGTCTGCGCGGAGGCGAACGATGCGAAGAACAGAACGATCAAGAACCCGAGTGCTTTCATTGCTTTCATTTTTCTTTCCCTTAACGGTCGTGAATTTTCATCAATACCCTTTACTCTAAGCGTCCTTCGAGCCTCGAAACGCGATCCCTCACGTCTCCGATATCGTTTCGGAGTTCCGCGATGTCTCCGCGAAGCGGTAGGATCGAAGCGTCAATCGCCTCGTGAACTTCCGGGTTTGGGTTGTGCTTCAACCCTTTCGCCTCCGCCTCGCGCTTGTCCTGCCAAACCTTGAATTGCTTGATGACCGCCCACGCGACATAGAGAGTAATCAAGCCCTGCCATCCGCGTCCTACGACCGAACTAACCAACCCGATTACTTGTTCGAATTCCATGATCGTGTTCCTCTTAAAACGCGAAACGCGGTCGAACCTCGAAGGCACGTTTCACAAGATCCAACTCGTATGCTTTATCCTGTCCACCCGGTCGTATCTTGAATTTACTGAGGAAACGATCGATCTCTGCGAGAGACAAACCGTGGTTTGCTACGGCGAGGAGCGGAGGCAACCAACAACCGAGGAGATAGAAGAATCCTCCGGCCGCCGGTGTCCACGCTACGTCGAAGTAAGCCCACGTCGATCTCATGGTATCCGCTACGCCTGTATTGGTTGTAATGTAACCACATTCTGCTCCTGCTCCGCCCCCAGGAAAATCGGTTTTAACCCACGCACCGCCGCCGGGACGAGCCACCGCAACTTCGGTGGCAAGCGTATAGCTGGCAGAATCGATTTGTATGGCCCCATTTAGAGCAGTTCCACCTAATCTCCATCGCGCGTTCATTCGTGTCGTACCACCCGCAGAACGTCGGCCTTTAACCGCAGCATCTACTGTATTAACAATGGTGGCTTGAACCGGTAAAGCATCAGCAAAGAAAGTATCGGGAACGCTAGATGCGGAGGCAGTAGTTCGGTAAGTGGTATCTCCGTCATCTGTTGAGACGTTAGTAGGAACGGTACCCGCCCCGTTACTCCATGCTTGATCTGTTCCGGCTGCTGCTGGCAATAAGCGTGTTGTCGGCATGATTTTTACTCGTTTCCAATCGCAGTCGAGCTACGAAAGGCTTCAAGCGGATCATTGAATTGAAGACAACGCACGTCGATATGCAAGTCCGAGCCCGCACCTCCCGAACCGATTTGATCAACATCACACGAAAGCAAACGGTCCGTATAACCATCCGCGTTGTTCGAACCTTGGAAACAACGATAGCGATATGTTCCATCAGGAACCGCACCACCGGTAAGCGCCGCTGCCGCGATTTGAGGACGTGTCGAATACATCGTTGTATAGGCCGAACCATCGTAGTGATTAACATCGACGATAAGTGCGGTCGTTACGGGCGCGACCGAGACGCGAAGCTGAGTATGCTCGACACGGAAAGGCCGTGTAAGAATCGCTTCGGCCAATCGCGTTCCAGTCGCTTGCACACCTACAAACGGAAAGTGTAGCGTACCCCGTGAGACCTGCGTAGGAATGAAGTATTGCGGCGCGATTGAGCCGAGGATAAGCGTTCCGAGTTGGAAACTTGTGTTGGCTGTAGCGGAAAGCGACTCGAAAAGCAATTCGATCTTCGTCGCGCTCGGATCGAGAAGGCGAGTTCCCGTCACCCAAGTCCAAGTCGAGGTTCCCGGTGCATAACCGGATACGCCTTGCCCAACGCCATCGTCGAGAACAAGTCGTGCAATGCTCGCCGTATCCGTTCGAATCCAGCATCCGAACGAAAACGGAACGCCCCGAAATAGACCTGTCGGGAAGTCGGTTGAGTTGAGAACCGTCGTAACGATGCGACCCGTCGCGGAGCCCGTGATTTTCGCGCTCATTCCGTGGGTCTTGAAATTCGTCGTATCACGCGAAATCGTTGGCGTGCCCGTGATCTTGTAATGCGCCGGCGCGGCCGCATCACCCGCTGGCCAAATGATGAAGTAAGGATCGCGCACGAAGTTCTGCCCCATGAGCGACTGATCGATTTCCTGAAAGTTGGTTCGCACAGGCGCCGATGCCAGCGCGGCCGACGTTACCGGTTGTGTCCTATCCCAAGCCATTTTTTGTTCTCCTACCTTGATCCGTTTACGTTTTCGCGACGAACTCTTGTCTGCCCGTATCGAATTTGAGCTCTTCGAACGCGGGCTCTTCGAACTTCCGAGGGACAAACTTCAGCGGCGCCGGTTCCGTCACCGGTTTCAACTTAATCCCGACATACTTCTCGATAAGCGCACCTTGCGCGAGCCCGGTCATCGCCGATTGCATCGACTGACACCAACCAGGCATGATATTGAAACGATTCGCGGGATCCGCGCCGTCCTGCCCGATGTAACGACAATGACAACCGCCGAATGAAATCGGATTCGCGATGCAGTTCGAGCAAGAAAATCCCGGAGGAGTTACCATCTGCTCGTTTTTGATTCCCGAAACCACGCGGAGTTTTTCTTGATCGATAACGGGAACCTGTCGAATGTCCCCGACGCGATAGTATTCCGCTGTACCTGGAGCGCGATTCGGCTCGAGAGAAGTGAACGCCATCTCTTGCGAGGGATACAACCACCCCTCGGGAGTAAGCGCGAGCATGTGAAGCCCCGTCCCGCAAGGCTGCGCGGGCTTCGCGAGTTTGATAAGCGCTTCGTCGAACTTACCTGGCCAATTGCTGAATAGTTCGCGTCCCTTTCGTTCTCCGCGCCTCGTCTGAAGAGCTGTGCGCATGATGTAGCGCATGAATTCCTCGAGGGCGATTCGTCGCTCCGCGGGCCATTCCGCTAACCAGTTCAAGTTGAAGTTGATGTGGTGAAACCCGCGGTCGATCATTTCTTCGACATGCCGCGGTTGAAAGTCGTATTTCGGATCCAATTGCCAGGCGATCTCGATCTTCGGACGCCACGCGATGATATCCGCCGTCGGGATGTCCTCGAAGGAGGGCTTTTTTCCACCGTAATAAACGCGACTCTGGTTATGCAATTCGGGCGGACCATCGAGGGAAAGCAGAATCGAGACTTTGTGTCGGTCGAGGACTTCGCGCGCGTCGCTGTTGAGAAGCGTTCCGTTTGTCGTCACGCTCCATCCGAGCTCCTTGTCGGCGCGGAAAAACGCCGCTTCCCATTCGGGCATCGCGCTTTTCATGAGTGCAAGGTTGAGGAGCGGTTCCCCACCGTACCACGTGCAGGTTAACCCGCGCGAAGGCCATTCGACCGCCCACGGAAGTGCCGCGCGAAGTGTTTCCTCCGTCATCATCTTGAGGAGTCCGCGTTGCACTTGCCACGTCCACTTATGACTCCCCTGGTAGCAATAGGCGCAATCAAGATTGCACGTTCTCGTGTTCACGATCCAAAGCGTTTCCGTTCTCATTAGATGAATCCTTCCTTAACTGTCTGACAATTCTGTTGACATGAACTTTGACAGCCCGTTTGACACGCGTCCTGACAGTTCAACTCGCACGTTGTTTGGCATCCGGTTTGACAAGCAGTTTGACAACTTACTTGACATCCCGTTTGACACGTGACTTGACAACCGCTCTGACACGTCACTTGACAATTTCCTTGACACGAAGCTTGACAAGCTGTTTGACACGTCGTCTCGCAAGTTGTTTGGCACGCACTTTCACAAACCGTTTGACACCCCGCCCCTTGACAAGCCGCTTGACACGATTGCTGACAAGTGTCTTGACACGCTTTCTGGCACGTCGTCTGACAACCCAACTCGCACGTCGATTGACAAGAGGCTTCGCACGATACCTGACAACTTCCCTCACACGAACCTTGGCAAGATGATTCGCACGTACCTTGACAAATCTGTTGACATCCGATTTGACAAGTCGACTCACAGAACTGTTGGCAATTTGAAACACAAGCCTCGGAAGCGACCGTCACTCGGTCATCCGTTGCCTCAAAAGACACTTTGCCCGCGAGGGGATTCTTATTCAAACTGATGACGCGGAAAATCTCGGACGTAATAATTCCGCCCTTCGAGATCGCTCGGCGCTTTGACAAGCGGAACTTGTCGCCAACCTCGAGACGAAGCATGATAGAACCGAGGGTCATCCCCGAAATCTTGCGCGCTGCCGTCCTCGAGAGTTCGAGGAAGCGATTAGCCGCGGAGATCGCATTGTCGCCTTTCTTGATGTACGTTTCGAACTCTCGAATGTCGGGCCGACCGAGACGAACGATAACCGAGGAGTCCGTCGCCTCGCGCGCGTCGAAAAGTCCCGTCGTTGGGTCTTGATCGTGTTTGATTCGGATCGTCGTGAATACTTCGCGATTCGATTGGCCCGAGGTGAACGTGGTGAAATGCCTATCATCGAGATCCGCGATCCTGGCGGGGATATCGCCGACATACACCTTATAGAAGACTTTCCCCTCACCATTCACGACGATATTGGCGATATTCGAGAACTCGAGACGGTCGAAGATATCCTTCGTCGAAACCGTCTTATTCAAGAACATCGTAAGCGACTCAGGGGCCCGCTGCCGCGCGAACAAGAACGAAGTCTCGTCGGCAATCGCGGGTGATTTCTTCATGTACTTGATAAGGATGACGCGACAAATATCCACACCAATTTCGATAAGGCTTAAAGGCGAGCCTGTGTAGGTTCCGAGCGCGTCATCCTTGAAGCCTTGCGCGTCGACTCGAACAAGATGGTTCTTGTCCGCGCTGGTGAACGTCACGTTCTCGCCTGTGTACGAAAGCGAACCCGTCTTGTCTGCGCCGAGTGTATATCCGAGAAGTTTGTAGGGAGCCTTGTCTTTATTCGCGCCCGTATTCGTTTTCAGGTTTAAGGTTCCCGACGGCCTCGAGATAGTGAACTTGTGCGTTGTATCCGAATAAGCGACATCGATTGTCGAGACGCTCGCGGCCGCTCGCATTTGAGTTTGAACCTCTAAAGCAAGGGCTGTTGCCGTGAACAAACCGATGGAAAGTACCGCGACGAACTCGCTTCCCCCGATGTTGAAATCGAGACGACGATTCCCCTCGTCGATTACATAGGGGCCAATATCACGAACGATTGTAAACGTTCCGGCCGCGAAGTCATTCGTGTAGTCTGTAGGAGTTCCGAGTTCAAGCCGGCCCGTCGTTGATTCGAGGTCTGCTTCCGCTTGATTGATGTAGGCGTAAACCATATCAACCGCTTTGATGCCGTTCGGCGACTCAAGAGTATCGCAGATCTCATAGGTCCCGTAACCGGTCGACGCACTCCGCGAAATCCGAACAGGAGAAATGTTTTCCTTCGCGCCGAAGAAAATCGGACGCGGTTGACCCTGCTTCCGCGTGTCCATCAACGTAAAGACTTGGTCGTCATACAACCGCGGCGGAAGTTTAATATGAAAAAATACGCGTTGGTCTTGCAGATCAACTTTGAAGTTTTGATCTGTTGCAGTGATTGATTGAATCAATCCGGTGAATCCGCGGAACCAATCGTCAGCAAGAACTTCTTGCTTATCGTCGCTGAACTGTCCGCCGATATCAACGAGGGCGGCTTGATTCGCCCATTCGACTTCGGCCGCGAGACGTTCCAGCATTCCGTCTTGATTCACGAAGGTGATACTTCCGACTCCGATGGTTTTTCCTCCGAAGAAAATGTCGTTCGAGCCTGTGTTAATCGACGGCAAAGAAGAGGTCATCAAACGAGGCTCATACCAGTTGTAGCGCCAGACTCGCGAGACCTTGATGTTATCGAACCAAACACTTCCTACGACGTTTGATCCGCCGCGTAACACGACGAACATTGTCGAAGAAATCGCTCGGAAGTCGAAAGTAAATCTTCGCCATTCTTCTCCGGTCGGATCGAGATTTCTGTTTTCATCTGCTGTGCTCGCGTCCCTACCGTTAAGATAAATCGTCGCGCCGCTACCGACGGTCCGAACAGCAAAAGTTGGAACGGCGGCGCCGCTTGACCGATACCAGCCATGCAATCGGTAGTATTTTCCGACGATAAGCGTTGAAGGAATTGTGCGGAAAATACTTCGGTCTGCGATGTCCGCAGTGATATCGAACCTAATACTTGCTCCACCCGACTTGAAAATCGAAGTATCCTTCATGATGTTGATCGTAAGCGGATCCCAAAACTTTGCGGCTTGATCCCAAGTTGTTACCGCATCATCCCAAATAGGAATACCGCCAGTCCCGGAAAGCGTCCAACCTTGAGGGACTCCGTCAACCCATGTCTCGAGATCTCCGAGTAAAAGTAAATCTTGGCTCAAAGCGGGGTGAACGTTCGCGTCATCAAGCCGTGTTTTGCCAGCGCTTGAAAAGTAAAATCCGATTCCAGCGACCACAGTTGAGAGACCTGGATTACTTCCGTCGGTAAGATGAACAAAGAGTCGTGGGAATTGATCCCAAAACATTGTCGGCGCCGCGTCCCATGTTTGCCCAACTACATCCCAACTCAGTGCAATCTGCGCGAATTCTTCATCCGCATCGTAGAAAAACGTGCCTGCGATATTTCGGCAATCCGCTAAGGTCTCAACACGGACCAAACCCGTATCAAGAAGCGAACGAACCGTAACGACATCGCGTCGAATCCCGTCGAAAATAAAATCAAAAGCCGTGACATAAGTTCCGCCTTGGTCGACGGCCCACGTTGAAGGTTTGATTTCCTGAATCGGACGAAGTTCAACAAAGACATCCTTAGTCGATTGCGTCCACTCAGTGAGTTCGTCAAAAGCACGAAGGCCTGAGCGAAGACCAGGTTGTCCGTGTCCAGCAAGTGTCATGCGAGTATCGTCCTTAGTTTAGCGCTCGCTGCCCAATGAAGCGGCGGAACCTTTATCCACTTGACATCATCCGCGAGCATGACGTAGCGAACAAACGTTGGATCCGCAGTGGGTTCGAACGCGAAGAAAAACGATTTCCCTTTTCTCACGAAGTCAATCCACCCGTCGAAATTCTGCTTCTCACCCGCCGTAAGCGCGGGCCACGTCAAAGGCCATTCGGTCCGCGTCGGTTTCTCATCGACATAGGACGCGCCTTGATCCGAAAAACTAATGGCCGAAAGTTCATCGCGTTCCTCCGCCCAAGGCGTTTTGAAATCAAGCGCCGGCTCGATAAAGCCCGAGACGTGAAACATCCCGAGTTCGGTGAAGGCCGCGCTGTTCTGAACATCGGTGAGGGTTAACCGCCACCAAATGAAACTCGCGGGCGTAAAGAATTTCGTGCGCATTGGAAGCGGGCCCGTCGAGATGTCTGAGAGCACTTGAGTCAACGTCGGCGCGCTCCAAGCATCCGTCGCGTTCCCTTGCAGCGTTGCCGTTCCCGCACTCGACATATTGTGATTAACCGCGGCCGCGAAACTTCCGCTTGCGGCGGCCGCGAGTTGAATCTTGACCCATTCACGTCCTTTGAAAGCGACGTTTTCCGCGGTATACGTAGTTGCGCTCGTCTTATTGGTCGAGGTGAACCCGAGATCGAGGTGAACTGACCGCACAAGATTCGCCCCATCTCCAAACTTGAGGACAAGCGCCGCCGTTCCCGTCGCGCGCGCGATAGTAAATTTTGTTGTCACGCCGTCATAAGTTACCAAGTACGTATTGACCGCGCCAGGCGCCGCATTCATCCGAGCGGTGACGTGCGTGGCCAATAGCGCGCCCGTCGCGTAGTTCAGCGCGAGGGTAAGCGTAGCAACGCGCGCGGTCCCGTCCTCTGTGAAATCGAGTTTGTCATTGAAGGCATCCGTAATGTTCCAACCGATCTTCGAGCGCCAAATTGCACCGGGCGCAGGATCACGAAGCCGGCGGGCCGGATAAACGAGATCCTGCGATGAAACGGAAGTCAGCGTCGCTGACAATCCGATAAAAGGCTGGAAAGCGATTCTTGCTGCCATTAAGATTTCCAGATTACTTCGAGTTTGGTAAAACCGAAAGTCTTTAACAATACGACAACTGCTTTTCGAACGCGGCCGAATTCCTCGAGTTCTTCCGCGAGCCAGAATGACGGACTTTGAAACGAATAACCGGTTGCGCCCTCAGCAAAAAACTTGATCTTCTCCGTCATCACCCGCGACGCTTCGGTATAAATCAAGTCGAAAGAATCGCCATTCGGCACACACTCCAAGGTTTGCGCCGCGAATAACGTAACTTTGAAGATGTCGAGACTCGTTTGAAGCGCATGAACCGCCGGCATCGTCGAGAGAATTTCCACGTTTACCGGCGTGATGATGATCTCTTTTACCGCGTCTTTGATCTCTAACAGCGCCATTGATTTTCTCCTTACTTGTATTCAGGCCCGCGCAACCACGCGGCGAGGGACCAGCGCTCGTCCGTGCTCTTATCGAGTGGAGTCACGCGGTGCGCAACCCAACTAGGAAAAAGAATCGCATCGCCCGGTCGACCGATGAAAGACACGATCCCGCTTGAAGCGATGTACTCGAAAACATGATGACCGGGACGCAAGCAAACCGAAGCCGAAACTTTGTAGTTGACCTCGTTAGGCCGAAAATCCGGATGCCAGGGAACCCGATCTCCACTTCGATAGTGAAGAACTTGCAACTTCGCCGGTCCGTCGAAGACATCGATCTTCAACTCACCCGCGTAATTCTTGAGCACGTTCGAAACCTTCATCGAACCCACCGATTGCCAGAGTCCGCCTTCGACCGTTCGAATAATCGGACACGGACTCTCGGCTTGAAGCGGAATCGATTCCGCCCACACGATGAAGGTTTCCGCCTCTTCCGCGCTCAACAGTCCGTTGATATGATGAATAAAATGTCCCAAGTTAGAACTCCTTGACCGCTGTCGGGTGAACACGCGCACGTCCCGTCTTCGTGAGTTCCTCGATCTGTTCGGCCAACACTTTACCATCGATAACGAGTTGCGCTTGAATCTGATTGTGCACGGTAACTTCTTGCCCGCCTCCGCTGCTCGCGCCTGAAAGAACCGACATCCCGGAATCGCCCGATGGCATCTTCGCGAGCGAACCCGCGATTTCATCCGCGAGCCCGTGCCCGCCGCCTCGAGGGATAACCGCCTCACTTCCGTGAAGCATCGCAGGAGACTCGCTTCCGAAGTTCGCGAAGTCGAGACCAGGCGTTCCTTCAGAGAAACTTCTAATCCGTGAAACGACTCCCCATCCCATCGCGGCAACTTGCGCGAAAGCCACGATGCTCGCGGGCCAAGGAACTTCGAGGGCTTTCGCCATACCTACAAGGGTGCTAATTGTCGCTGAGGCGATGCCTGCGATCTTACCTGCCTTTCCCATTGATGACATCGCATCGAGCGTATTCTGAAGGATCGATAAATTTGAAGACTCATACCAGGCCTTTTTCTCATTCTGAAGTTGTTTCTCGAGTTCGAGAAGTTTCTTTTCCGCGGCCGCGCGTTGATCCGTACTTAAAACGTTTGCCGCGGTTAAGGCCGCGAAATCCGCTCTGAGTTTTGCAAGGGTTGCCGCGGACTCGGACTTCATCGTGACTCCGAGCGCACGTGCACTCGCGGCCATCGCAGCGTCCTCCGCTTGCTTGAGACCGCCCGCCATGTGATAACCGTCGATATATCGTAAATCAACATCGGTCATCATTGCTGCGATTTCCGCGTGTTCAGCCGCTTTTTCTCTATCTGCATACACCATCGCAGCTGCCTCAGCAACAAAACTCGCCCTCATTCTGGCAAAAGAGGTTAAGTACTTATCAGCAAGTTCGGAAGCGCTAAGACCAGTCTTCACGATTGTTCCAGCAAGTCCTTCCATCTTTTCTTGGAGATCTTGATTTCCCGCCGCAGCGATTGCCGCGGCCTCCGCTTCAGCTCGAAGCGCGTCCCCGCCCACGCGGAAGCCTTCAGCTAATGCTTGAAGATTTGCAACTTGCTCGACTCCAGTTGTTACGCCAAGTAAATTGCCGAATTCAGCAAGTGGTGTAGCAACCATTGCTAAACCTTCGAGCCACGTAGCAACTAAGTACGACCAACCTTGTCGAGCAATTCCAAGCGCAACTACAAGATCTTGGCTAAAGAATGCCCCAACGCCTTCAAAGAAAGCAAACATCGCACTTCCTCCTCCTCCGGTTGTTGATTCAACCGCGAATTGGAAGAATTTTCCTAATCCTTCTTTTGCTTCTCCGACGGCATTAGTCATCCGCTCCATCGCGCCGACTCCATCGCTTGCGATGACCTCTGCCATCCCGCCGAATTTTCCAGAGAGTTGATCCGTTAACTGCGCAAGCCTTTCACTCTTCGGGAGATTATCGTCGACCGAAATTCCGTACATCTTAAACGCTCGATCCATTCCTTCGGAGCCTCGCATCGCATTCTGAAATGCTTGCGTAACATCAATACCCGTTGCCGCGGCATAGTCGAGGATCGCGGGCGTCGCTGCTCTGATTTGATCACCGGTCATTCCTGCCATCGCAAGAAAAGACTGACCCTTGGTAATTGCTTCATCGGCAAAGGTCGTAGTCCGCTGCAACGCGCTCGCCTGTTCCTGTAACGCTTGCGACACACCGGGGAGAAGATTTCCTTGGTTCCCGAGGGCGAGATTGAGCGAGTTGATAGCGCGTTCCTGATTCGCGTATTCCGCGACCATGCCTTTCATGAAATTCGCCATGTCCATCACGGCGCCTTTCACGAAAAACCACTTTTGTGCGTAATCCGCGAGACCAGTTCCTTGCTTTTCGGTTTCTTTTCCAGTCGATTCGACGCTAGACTTAACTTCAGCGAGCCCGCGTTGCAGGTCGCCGAGTTCCACCCCGAACTCGATTAGAATTTTTCCGAGGCTCATGTCGCCCATCGTTTTTCCTCTTATCGTCTCCGCCGAGCGCTGCGTTCAACACCTCGACGAGATGAAGCATTTCCATTCCAGTCTTCTTGCGTTTTTCTCCCTTCAGCATCAAGAATCTAGTCGCGTCAATCCGCTTTGCCCGATGTCGCTTCCGAGTAATCGCCGTTAGCAACGATGCCTTTAGCCCACCTATCGAATTCACGATGATTGAGCACAAGAGCGCATTCTGGGCGTCCTCGAGAAATTTCCCACCGCCAAGTGGATCGAGTTTGTCGTACTCCGCCCATTCGCTTAGCTCACTGCTTGAGAGTCGCTTGTTGAGTTCTCCGACGGTGCAACCGAGTTCTCGAGCGATCCGGAATCGGAGTGCTCGCCCCGGATTCGCTCTAAGTCTTCCCCCAATGCCTTTACTTGCGCCTCCGTGATCTTACTGAGCGACATCAACTCATACGCGATATCGTTAATCGCATCGGAGTTCTTGGACGCGAGGTCGAGAAGTTGTTCATTCGTGAAGAGCCGTTCCTTCGTCAAAGGATCGATAATTCCGGCAAGGCAAACCTTCACGCGGAAGAGATCGAGGGAAACTTTTTGGCCGAGTTTGTTCGTGCCGATGTTCTGCGCTTCTCCGTTCTGAACCTCGGCAATCATCGAACCGTCAACCCAATCGCGGTCGCCCGCGGTGAGTTCTCGGAGATGAACCCAACCATCCCACGCCTTAACGAAAAAATCTTTCTCACTCAAATCGGGAACGCTTCGAATGTCATCTGCTGTTAAGAACTTTTTCTCTTCCATGTTTTTTCTCCCTTGTCGAACTTTCTTTTGTCGATGGTTGTTCCGGCACCGTTCATCACGTAGATCTCGAGATCCGGACTCTTCTCGAGGGAGAACGCACCTTTACCGGGCTTGAGCTCGATCATGATGTGCGTTCCCTGATCCTCGATGTCGTATCCGTCACACTCAATCAACTTCTCGGCGCCCGAACGAATTATCCGGACGAACATACTTCCTCCCTGCGCCATCGCGCTTAAACTGACTTCAATCGAACGATTGCGAAAAGAACGTTGGCATGATCGGCTTGCAAATAGAACTTACCGTCCGACTGAAGCCAACCGCTGAGCTTTAAGGCTTCGAAGATAGCGAACTCGTTCGTGAGAAGCGCCCGCGTTACATTACCAACACGATTAAGATCATCCTTAATCGAGGTCAGCGTAACGTTACGTGTCGATGCATCCGTGTTTCGCGCGATGATGAGCTCACGCCCGGTGAAGACGAAGTCGTTCATGTTCGCGACATCAGCCGCCGCGAAAGTGAGGTTCGTCAAGTTCAATGGATCCGGATAGGGTCCTACGAGTTGCTGAATCGTGAGCGTTGTCCTGGCCATTTCTTTACTCCTGAAGATTTCCGAAACGGTCCGTCAGAACGATTCGACGTTCCACTACCGGTTCGACCGGAACGTGCATCTCGCGATGCCTCGCGAGTACGCCTTCCTCGAGTGAATCGAACGCACAGAAATCGCACGCAAAAACTTCGTTTCCGTTCCAGTAGCGCTTCGCGGGCTTCTCGGGAGGAGGAGCAGGAACAAACGCCTCCTCAAGAAAAGTCGAGACGTCAATAACCTCGACATCTGACTCCTCGATAACAATCTTTTCTTTCTTCACTTAGTCCTCCGCGCGCGTGACCTGCGCATTGAAAGTCATCAAACGTCGAGGCGGATTCTGCTCATCCGTTCCCAAGTCAGCAATTCCGTCAATCGCTTTTACCGCCAAGTAGTAAGTCCCGTTGATAATCGCGTTTCGAATCTTTCGAAGTGCTCTGTAAGCGATACGTACTCGCGCGGCCGCCGTCGCCTCATCCTTTGCTCGAACGATAACCTGAACGCGAGGACGCTCATAACAGGCGCCGTCATGCGTCTCGAGTGGCCCGACTCCTCCCGTTGAACGAATCGTGACGAGTTCATCAGGCGTCGCCGGAAATTGACCGACAAAGACGGGCGTAAGTCCGGCGTTCCGCAAGATAATTGCGAGGTCCCGTCCAACCGAATCACTCATTTGATCCCCGTCGCGCGTTTGACTTGCACCATGATATCGGCGGCAAGATGACCTGACTCTTGAAGCGCGGGCTTCTCGAGGTACTTGTCTTCACCAACATGATGTTCAGCCGGAATTTCATGGACGTAAATCGCATATTCACCAGCGGGCGAATCTCCACCGAACGACAACTCAACCGAGGGCGACTCCTCGCCTTCTCTGATTTCCGCCTTTCCTGAAGCACGAAGAACCCCGAAGCGCACAGGAACGAAGTTCTGCTTCGCGCGCGTAATTGTTTCTTCGCCCCAAACGCGAAGTCCGCGCACAGTTCCCTCGTAGGATTTGCCGAAAAGTTTCAGAGCGGCCGATGCAACGGCCTCCACGCCCTTAACTTCGACCTTCGTGTTACCCAAGAGACACCTCGTACATGTAAGGCCTACCCGTACTAGGATCGTCGAGTCCGTTGATGTTCAGAATTTTTCCCGACTCTCCGCTAAAGAATACGATCTTGTCTCGAGAATCAATCGGCTCTCGCCTTCCTTCTGCTCCGTTCTCGCCGACGGGCCCGATGATCGTGAGCTGAGAAGTTGACACAAGTTCCCGACTGTCCGCGGTCTTAATCAACCGTTGCTTCCGCTCGTGAAGCGCTTGCCGAATGATAGGCGCCGCGAATTGCGGCTCGCCAGCTTCGTTGTCGCTGATCCAAGCGTAATGATTCACGCTGACTTGAAAGGAACCCGTTAGGTTGTTCGCGAGAGCGATGCCCGAACGAACAACATCCGCTAATGCCATCTTTTCTCCTTTAGGCCTGTGCGTAATCCGGAAGAATTCGAAGCGTATCGTAACCGTTGTTGGGATGTGTCATGCGTCCCGCCGGCGTTACAACTTCATATTCCATTGTATGCTCGATATCCGAGGGCTTCAGCGGCGGAATAGGACCCGCGATAAGCATACCGGCGTCCCAATCTGTCGACGACCAATCATATTTCACTTGTCCACCTGTTGGTCCGCCAAAAACTATAAGAGTCCGAGAAAGAATCGTTCCGGTATTTAACCGAATATGCAACTTCAGTAACGTAGCTCCGGTAAGATCTCGAATCGTTCCGTCCGGGTTTTCGAGCGTTACGATAAGCGATGGTTGCGTATCGCCTTTCTTCAAGTAGAAGATCGCCATTTATTCCCCCGCTGTAATCGATAAATTCAATTTAGCGAAATTAATGCTTTCGATAAGGCTAGACTTTGTAATGCTTTCGATAAGGCTAGACTTTGCGGTTTGACCCAATCGCGCATTGATAGTAGGTGCGATTAAAAGAACTTCAGGCGGATTAATCGAGGTCGCGGCAATCGTTGCGCTAGTAACTGATTGATGAAAGCTTACTTCAGGCGGATTGATCGAGGTCGAAGCAATCGTCGCGCCGATTACATTTTGATCAGCAAAAATCGTAGGAGCGTTAGTCGAGGTCGCGGCAATCGTTGCTCCATTAATCTCGTAGGCGACCGAGGGAACATTAACCGTCGTAGCGACAATTGTCGCGCCATTGACTACGTAGGCGACCGAGGGAACATTAACCGTCGTAGCGACAATTGTCGC